TTTTTAAGCTGTAGTTCAATCATCTTAAGTTTTTTATCAATCTTAGCAGCTTTTGCATCAATAGCATTTTTAAGCATTCCGCCAGCTACTTCAAAGATACGTCCCGAATACCGTGCTTCTACGTTCATGCCTAGATCCATTAAATCGTCGTAAGCATCAGTAGCACGTTGCGCTAGTGCATCAAACTCTAGATCGCTAGCATCGCCTAATCCACCAACTGCCGGAAGTGCGGCAGCAATTTTATCAAACTCGTTCATGCTTCTAAGGAACGGTTGAGCTTCAGCTTTTTTAGCTTGTTTTTCTTCTGCCTTAACAATCTTTTTGCTTTCAGGTAGATTTAGTAATTCTTCAAGTTTCTTCATAACATTACTTATCAACTTTATTTGCTAAACATATCATTTTCGTTGACAATACGAAATTTAATACCTTGCTGTCTACACCATAAATTAGCAGCGGTCCATTTAGCTTGATTTTTAACAAACTGTGCTTGATTGTATTTGTTTTTGCCTACACGTTCTAGAATACTTTGACTAGCTGGCTTAATTTCAATTAATTCAATGTGAATTTTATTATTTTTATCAACATATTCTATAAAAAAATCCGGAACGTATATTGTATGACGACCGGTTAGCGGATCCTTATAGGGAATGTTAACTGCTTCGCTAGCCCATTTTGTTACACTTGGGTTAGTATCACAAAATCGCATAAAACTCCATTCCCAGCTAGAGCGATAAATTGGTAATTTAGTTCCAACATATTTTTCGGGGTGAGTTATCGTGTATTTGCCACGAGCAAATTTGCTAGCCATATTATACTAAAATGTTTCTACTTTCGTAGGTATCTGCTAACGGAGCAATTCTGTAACCTAATAAACTAATTTTTTCTCTGTATGCATTGATAACTTGTGCAACTACTTGGCTTAGTTGAACATCTGATAATGTCTTTAATGTATCAATTAGTTGAAATACATTGATGTTGTCAGTGCGAGCTTGATTTAACAATACTATTGAAACGCTTCTTGCACTGTCTACATCAAAATTTCTTTTTAAAAAGAAACCAACAACTGCATCTATTTGATTGCTAGGAAAACTAATTTGATGAACAAAAAATTTATCAAAAAATTGTTTGACATCAGCTGAGCTATTTGATTCTTGCGGTAAGGGTAAATTGATTGCCATGGTTAACCTAAATTAATTTTTGTAGCTAGTGTTTCAGCAGTTGTGGTAGACTGTTGTGGGAATATAATCCCTTGGACTCCACTAACACCCTGTGTTGAAGATTGTATTGCGCTTGTAAGAACCCCTGTAGTCCCGGGAGACGGCAATTCTTTAGTATTTTGATAAGTGTTAATTTGTGTAGTTACGGCATTTAAAAATTCACTAGCATTGCCTCGTACATTAACGCCGCTGACAAAACTAGGACTAGCAGTGTCTAAAGTTCCGCCACTGGATAAAGGACTTGGCGTTTGATCATAGTGTTCTAATCCAAAGCCCATTGGGTCGCCGTCTGTTACTTGGCCGTTACCATAAGCTACAGCTTCAAATGATATACCCATTGCTTTTTCGTTAAGGTCATTTCCTTGATATTGGCCAGCGCCGTGTGCCCAGGAACTAATTAACGGATTTCTCAACGTGTAACTGACGTATTCGTGTTTTGCCATTTGATAAATGGTGATGCTATTGAAGAACGGTGTACTGCTTTTATTATCTAAACCGTAGCGGTTGTTGATAAAATCACTACTGCGAGTTGCATTTCTATTATATGCATCTCCTACACTTGCGCTGTTAGCATCTGCATAATAGTATGTGTAATAGTTTTGCCACAACTGATTAATTAAACTCATGTTGTCGTCATGAAACTTAATATTGATTGTTTCAAATTTGTGTGTAGTCTGTACAACTTTTTTTCTGTTGTACTGGTTCATTGTTTCTGTAGCTAAGGTAAATTTAGGTAAATCAGCGCTCTTAACCAACATATTAATTTCATTTCGATGGCGCTGGACTAGGTCAATACTTTTTAAAGCCGCAGAGTTGATGCTAAAACTCACATGGAAAAGAAACTTACTTTTTGGTGCTAGTCTAAAATTATCGTCGACAAATAATCTACTTGCGTGTTGATAATCACGCAACGTTATGTATGGATTAGATTGTAAATATTTAGATGTATTAGCCATACAATATTTATCTGATTAATAATGTATGTGTTTAATGATTAGCCATAAAAAAAGCTACCTAAGTAGCTTTTTTATTAACTTCCTATTGCTTGAGTACCTGTTTTGCGAGTTACAACTGCGCCAATGCCTGAACCTTGTGGTGTCTGCATACAGTTATCTGGACGAATAGTAAGGTCAATTTCTACCGGTGTTTGCTCACTGTACGCTATAGTGCCGTATGTAGCTTTTTCAATATAACAACCATAACATTCCCATGTTTCTAACACGGTAGCTGCATTGTTTCCGTTGCCACCGTCTAACATTTCAACACGTAATGTAAACTTATAGTCGCCAGCGGCTGCTGATGAGCTTTGTTCAAAGAAGTCAAACTGTCTTTGCATTTGTTCACCGACTAGCTTAGTCACGTTACCGTTTACATCGTCACGCAATTTAATAGACAGTGGCTCCCAGCTTACTTTACCGGCATAGTTAATTTTACTATTGTAAACTTCAATTATGTTGTTAGAAAATGTAGCAGTTGGTCTAGCCGCACTTGCAACTTGTTTAGTCAGCTCTGTTGTTGAACCAGATACCCCAAAGTTTTCAAATGTCACTCTAAAGCGATACTTGAGCTTAGGCATTAACAGACCTTGTGAACTAGCACTCTGGTCCGAAGCTAGCGGTACTGTAAATCTTGATAATGATGCAATTGACATTTTTTTATTTCTCCGTTATATTATGCTAGACCTTTGATCTCGCCAGTGTTTTTCAAACGTAGTGGAATATAGATAAATTCCACTGCTTTAACTGGTTCAATAGCAACATCAAGATACAACTCATTTCTGTCAATTCTTGATGGTGTATTGTTTGACGTGTCGCAAACAACTAGATAATCATATAATGCACGTTGTCCTACTAGCTCTAGCAATAGGCTTTCGGCAGCTTGTTTAATTTCATCACGTGTAATCTTATCGTTTGGTTCAAACACATATGGTTTAGCCAACTGTGCAAACTGACGGCGTAGATAAATTACCAAACGAGCAACGTTAATACGATCTAAACTACTTGCGTTCTTAGCACGAGTATACTGACCATAGTTAACAAGACCTGTTCCTGTAATGAATGTTAGTGGGTTAACTTTGATACTGGCTAAAGTATCGCGTTGTCCGGTGTTTAATGCAACGGATTGGAATTCACCTTCGCTTGTGATATAACCAACTGCTGTTGCGTTAGTAATACCGCCACGACGTGTACCTGCCGGAGCAAACCATGGATATGAAACATTATCGCTTAGAGCAATAGTACGTAACATCATGTGACTTGGTGGAACAACAACGTTGTTACCAATGTTGTCACTTGTAAAGCCCCATGGATAGAAAAAGCCTAAATATTCATCACTGCTAACTAGTCCGTCGTCGTTATCCTCAACAGCGCCTTTTTGGTTTGTACCCCAATTTAGCAATGATGTTGCATCTGGAGTTAAACGTGACGGTGTATCTGCAACAACAAACGCAGTCAATCCACGATCATAGTTTAGACTTACCATTTCGCCAACTAGCTCAGAATAGCCTGGGCAAGCAATTAAGTTAAACACACGAGCTTCTTCATCACGAATCTGTTGGTTAGCATTAACAAGTGCTTGTAATTTTTGTACGACAACTTTACGTTGTGCTTTGCGTCCAAATGTGCCTGCGCCATTTTCTTGGTTAGCTGCTTCGCTTACCCAACGATCAGCATAGTAGCTGGTCATTAGTTGACCTGAACCAATAGCGGCTGCTGTACCATTTGAACCGTTGTAACGTAAGTTACGTGCAGTTGTATCAACGTATCCAGAAACATAACGCTTGACGTTAAATCCTGAACGGCGTAAGTTCCACAGTAACATGCCTCTTGGATATAGTGCTGGGCTTGGTGCATCAGCATCAACAAAGTCTGTACTTAATAATTCAACAATTGAACCTTCAGCTGAACTAGTTCCTGTTGTGTCATAACGTGCATCAGCAAACAAAATACCATTTTCTGTACTTTGATCGCTTGTGTCAACTAATACCCACTTTTTAGTGGCATAGTTAAACTTGTATAATCTTGGGAAGTTTTCTAAGTCGCTGGTATCAATCCATAAGTCACCGTTGGCCAATGCTGTACCGTCGCTTTGCTTTGTTGGTTTTGTAGCACTAATTAATGGACCAGCTGGATCTGTTGTGTCGCCGCCGCCACCATTTTGTGTAAAGTGTAAGTATCCAACCCAGTATGTTCCGTTATGGACCATAATGTCAATTTCAGTAAGATCGCTGTTATACCACAATCTACCATCTGCCGGAACAGTAGTAGGAGCATCTGTGCTTGCTGGAGCAATACCAACTGAGACACCAGCACTATTTAGGACTGTTGGACTCCATAGGCTTACTACAAAATCAGTACTAACGCCTGTTGGGCTTGCATAGTAGTTTGCAGTGGTAGTAGTTGAGAACAATGCAGCTAGAGGTGTACCAGTTACATTAGACAGTTTAATATCGCCGCCTGCGGTGTGTGTTAGCTGGATTTGATTTGTTGACGTGATCTTAGTTGCTGTTACTAAGCTACCAGAAGGTAGTGCAGCGTTAATTGCTGTTAAAATTGTATCAGAATCAGCTGTACTTGCCGTTGCAGTAAACTGAATAGGGTATACACTACTCATTGTAGCTGTACCTTTTTGTGTATAGCTAATTGAAAACTCTAATGCGCCTGCTGTAAATGTACTAGCACTAATTGCGTTCGTTTTAACAGTAGTGGCACCAGTTCCTCTACGTGTATAAATCTTAAAGTTAGCTTGTGGAGCACTAGTACTTGGCAGTGTGCCAGAACCTTCATCATCATTATACTTAACGTATAGTTGTCCTAATGCTAAATTAATGCCGCCGCCTGTAGAATCTAAACTAGCTAATGCTGCTGCGTTAGTAGAATATAAAGGAGCAGTTAATGCCTGCCATGCGCCAACTGATGCATTGTATTTCTTAACAGCCCAGTCTGCACCACGATTTGGATTAGTTGTTTTAACCCATAAAGATCCAGTTGCTTGACCGTTAGCTGTCAATGCTTGATCTGTTCTCTTCCATAATGGAATGCTAGTGTGAGCACTTAGTGCCAACGACGGTGCTGCATATGTTGCGGCAGCAATTCCCACTGGTACGCAAGC